CCTAGGCAACCCTTATCAGATGTTCTGGAATGATTATAAGGACACTCGTGGATTCCATATCTACGATACTGAAAGTGATAGACTTAAGTTTGTCAAAAATCCGTATGACATCTTCGACAAAATTTTCTATGACGACACCAGTGTGGACTACAACAAACAAGATGTGTCATGTTATAAAGACAAGTACATTAAAATCGTCGTTGAAGAAAAACGAGACTACCAAATGTTTGAAACATTGGTTGATCGTCTTTACAACATAGGATCTCACGATGTTAAAATTGTTGAGACCTTAGTTGATGCAGACAATGTAGAAGATGTAGATCTTGAAACTAAAGACACAATGACTCTTCTTAATGAGTATATTGATGAGGTAGAAATTTCCGTAGATAAAACAGATCTTAAGTCTCTTATGAGAACACTATATATTGAGAGTTGTCAAGTTGTCTAATGTATATCGTTACTTTAGAAGACCATCCAGATGGAGTGTTCTCTGTTTTCGACGATTCGGAAGAACGAGTAGTACCTATATTTCAAGAAGAAGATGATGCAGAAAGATATTTACAGATGTTGCATTACGACCAAGACTATCCTAGAATGCAGATAGTAGAAATGGAAGATCATGTTATAATTGGAGTATGTCAAGAACGACTTCAACCATTTAGCATAATAACTCCTGACGACTTACTGATACCACCTGATGACTCTAAAGAATGATTGTATTTGAAAAAATCCGTTGGAAAAATTTTCTTTCTACTGGTAATGTGTTTAGTGAAATTGATTTAGAAGGATCTAGAACAAACTTAATTGTTGGATCCAACGGAGCAGGTAAGAGTACTATTCTAGATGCTCTTACCTTTTCTTTATTTTCAAAACCTTTTCGTAAGGTTAATAAATCATCTCTCGTTAATAGTATCAATGATAAAGATTGCGTTGTAGAAATTGAGTTTCGTATTGGCAAACAACAATACAAAATTGTTCGTGGAATTAAACCAAACAAATTTGAAATCTATTGCAATGGTCAACTGTGGAACCAGGAAAGTAGTTTAGTAGAACAGCAGAAAAATTTTGAGAACAATGTTCTTAAGATGAACTATAAGTCATTCACACAGATTGTAGTGCTAGGTTCTTCTACCTTTGTTCCATTTATGAAACTTCCTGGAGCACAGCGTCGTGATATTATTGAGGACATTCTAGACATTCAAGTATTCTCTACTATGAATGTTGTTCTTAGGGATAAAGTAAGAGAGAACAACGAAGAGTTGCGTGACATTGATTATCAAATTGATTTACTTAAAGATAAAATTGATTTGCAAAAACAAAACATGTTGTCTTTACAGCAGAGAAATCAAGAAGAGATTGATCGCAAACAAGAAAAGATTGGTAATTATAAAAACACAGAAATTCAGGGTTCTGAAGATGTTGTAGTTCTTACACAACAAATCAGTATTCTTAATAAAGAAATGAATGAGTATAAAACTGCTGGTGAAAAAATACAGAAGTTAAACACTTTTCTTACTAAAATTCAAGTTAAAATGAAAACTTGTGAGAAAGAACAAAATTTCTTTGAGAAAAATACTGTATGTCCTACTTGCACACAAGAACTTTCTGATGATCTTCGCAATGAAAAAATCCTAATAGGAAAAACAAAACTCGATGAAATAAATATTGGGTTTAGTGAAATTGAATCTGCTATTAGCGAAGAACAGATTAGGTTAAATAAATTTACTGAACTTTCTAACGAAGTTAATAACATTAATACTACAATTTCTCAAACTAACTTTCAGTTGATGACAATTCGGAAGCAGGTAGAGACACTACAAGAAGAGATTAAAGAACTGGAAGGTTCTAATCCAGATAAAAAAGCAGAGTTTGATAAACTCGAATCACTTGTAACTAGTAAAAAAGACTTTAGTAAGCAACATGCTCATTTAAAGAAAGACCGTGATGTTTTAATAACAGCAGGTCAACTTCTAAAAGATAATGGTATTAAGACTAGGATTATAAAAACATATCTTCCTACTATGAATAAGTTAATTAACGATTTCTTACAAAGGATGGAGTTCTATGTCAATTTTACTCTCGATGAGAACTTTGAGGAGATAATTAAGTCTAGGTTTAGGGATGTGTTTTCTTATGATAGTTTTAGCGAAGGAGAGAAAGCTCGTATTGATATCGCTCTTCTGCTTACTTGGCGTTCTATTGCTAAGCTCAAGAATAGCGTGGATACTAATCTATTAATTCTAGATGAAATTTTTGATGGATCTCTTGATACTTCAGGTACATCAGATCTGGGATGGATTCTTCGTAACTTTGATGAGAGCACTAGAGTCTTTGTGATCAGTCATAAACAAGGACTTGACGATAAATTTGACAGAACTATCACAGTTGATAAAGTTAAAAACTATTCAGTTCTGACTGAGACAGTTAATGAAGTGACACATGGTATGGTTGGGTGACTGGTTTCTTTGTTATGCTACATGCATCAGCAACAGAGACACATGAAATCCCAAGAGATCAAAGGAAACCTAGCACGACTGCTCGCAACAGAAAACCTTATTGTGGAGCATCGCAAGACTTCTACTGCATCTTTTGATGTTGACCGTCGTGTACTAACTCTTCCAATGTGGGACAAGGCGTCTGGCACTGTCTATGACATGCTGGTGGGTCATGAAGTTGGTCATGCTCTCTTCACTCCTAATGAAGACTGGCGTGATATTGCTGACTGCCCTATGGATTTTGTGAATGTCATTGAGGATGCTCGCATCGAGAAATTAATGAAGCGTAAGTTTCCTGGTCTTCGTAAGTCATTTGCTGGTGGATACAAAGAACTTAATGATCTTGATTTCTTTGATATCAAAGATCATGATCTCAGCAAGTTCAGTTTGATTGATCGTATTAATCTCCACTTCAAGGTTGGTGCTAGCGCCATGATTCCTTTTGGTGCATCTGAAACTATGTTTGTTGCTCGCACTATGACTGCAGAGACCTTTGAGGAGGTGCTGCAGATTGCTGTTGATGTATATAAGTTCAGTAATAAAGTTGAAACTCCTATGACTCACGAGGAGATGCTTGAAGAAGCAGAGAAGCGTGAAAACGAAAATGCTGATGGAGAACAATCTGAGCAGCAGAGTGAACAACTTTCTGAGCAAACACTACCAGATAAATCTCCAGAACTTTCCCAATCTTCTGAAGGAGATGATGAAGATGATGATGAAGAAAGTGGAGAAGAATTTTCTGAGGGTGGTAACACATCAGAAACTCAGAATTCATTTGATGATGCTGCTTCAAAACTTTCTTCTAAGTCTTACGGTTCTCGTTCTCCTGTTTATATTGAAATTCCTGAATCTGTTGCATTAGATGAATGCATTGTTGACTGGACTAAACTTCATGATTGGATTGACAAAAATGCAGTGAACCCTGATGTCTATGAGTATGTTGATAATGAATATCAAAAATTTCGTATACAATCTCGAAAAGAAGTAAACTACCTAGTAAAAGAATTTGAATGTCGTAAGTCTGCTGACGCTTACTCTCGTGCTGGTCAATCTAAGACTGGTGTGCTTGATACTTCTAAGTTACACACTTATAAGTACAATGAAGATCTATTTAAAAAAGTAACTATTCTACCTGATGGTAAGAATCATGGTATGTTATTTTTACTAGACTGGTCTGGTTCTATGACGAACGAGATTCTTGCAACTGTTAAACAGGTTCTTAATCTGACTGCATTCTGCAAGAAAGTTCAAATTCCTTTTGAGGTATATGCATTTACTAATGATTGGGTTGTAGCAGAACGAGTACTTGCAGGGGTGCATGAGCAATATTTTGATCGTGCTTTTAAGAATCTTAAAAAGAATACTGTTTGTATTAATGAAGGATATTTTCACTTATTGAATTTTATTTCTTCTCGTTCCAACTCTCGTGACTATGAGCGTATGTGTATTAACTTGTGGCGTGAAGCTTCTTACTATACTTCATACTCCAATTACCCTGCTACTTATGGAGTACAACTTTCAGGAACTCCTTTAAATGAAGCAATTATTATGATGAACTACATCATCCCTCAGTTTAAGAAAACCAATGATTTACAGAAAGTAAACATATGCATTCTTTCTGATGGTGATAGTTGTGCTGCAGCATATGGACATGAGATTTATTTGGATCATAAAGATGAGTATTCAGTTTCTGCTCGCCGTGTTGATTATCATCAAATCCTTCGTGACCGCAAAACAGGTCGCACTTATGCACAGTTTGAGTATGGTACTGAGACTAATACTTTCATACAACAGGTTCGTGATCGTAACCCAGATGTAAATATCATTGGATTTCGTATTCTTCCTGGTAGTCAACTTATAAACTTTGTTACTAAATATGCATCTCATGAAAGTTATTCTGAAATTCAAAAGCAATGGAAGAAAGAAAAGTCTGCTGTTATTAAAAACCCAGTAGCATTCACTGCCCTGTACGCTATTTCTTCTAATTCCCTTAATGAAAATACTGAATTTGATGTTGAATCTGGAGCTAAGAAAGGAGAAATCTCTCGCGCATTTAAAAAGATGTTGGGTAGTAAGTCCACAAATAAAAAACTGCTCAACTCTTTTATCGAGTATGTCGCTTGACGAACTGTCCACTCTGCTCCTGACTCTACCCCACTCTGCCCTATACTTACTTCATACGAAACAAACCGATGCCTGCCAAGTCTGACCTTACTACTGCCCAACTCTCTGAGTATTTGACCAATGAGTTTGGTTCTGTTATTAACTCTGACAATGTTCGTGTTGCATGTGACCACTTTGGTGTCACCTATCCTACTGCTACCAAGCGTCTGCGTGACTTCTTTGTCAAGCGTGGCACTTGGAACCTGACAGTTCAAGAGCGTCTTGAGCAAACATATGAGGCACCTGCTGCTGTTCCTGTTTCTGAAAATCAGGAACAGAACCTTGTTCCTGTTAAAGACGACAACTATGTACCGTTCGGAAACTTTTCTGATGTAAAGAAAATTATCAAGTCTGGTATTTTCTATCCTACTTTTATCACTGGTCTTTCGGGAAACGGTAAGACTTTCTCTGTTGAGCAAGCATGTGCTGCTCTTGGTCGTGAACTGATTCGTGTAAACATTACTATTGAAACTGATGAAGACGATCTTATTGGTGGTTTCCGTCTTGTCGATGGGTCAACTGTTTGGCATAACGGACCTGTCGTGGAAGCACTTGAAAGGGGAGCAATCTTGCTACTCGATGAAGTTGACCTTGCTTCCAACAAAATTTTATGCCTCCAGTCCATCCTTGAAGGTAAGGGTGTGTTCCTGAAGAAGACTGGTCGCTATGTTCAACCTGCCGCTGGTTTCAATGTTATGGCTACTGCTAATACTAAAGGTAAAGGCAGTGATGACGGTCGCTTCATCGGCACCAATGTTCTTAATGAAGCATTCCTTGAGCGTTTTGCATTGACTTTTGAACAGGAGTATCCAACACCTTCTATTGAAACTAAGATTCTGCTGCGTGTTGCTGCTTCTGTTGGTAAGCATGATGAAGAGTTTTGCAATAATCTTTCTAATTGGGCAGACATTATCCGCAAGACATTTGCTGACGGTGGTATTGACGAGGTTATTTCTACCCGTCGTCTGGTCCACATCATGCGAGCATATGCTATCTGGGATGATCGTATGAAAGCAATTAAGGTTTGTGTTAATCGTTTCGATGATGAAACAAAACAATCATTTATCGATCTTTATGATAAGATTGATGCAGATGTAAACACTGATATTGAAGGGGAAGATGATGCCTGAATTTCACGGTTACATTGGATATGTTGCAATCCTAAAAGATTGCGACCACCGCTCAGGAAAAATTTTGAGCGGTGATGGTATAAAACTTAAGATGCAGTCAATTGATGGAAAAATCTTTGAGTGTTATCACAATAACATTGAATTTATCTGGAACAAATGAACTGGAATCTCATCAAAGAACAAAACATACAAGTCAACAACAATCCTTTTGTATTAAAAGACTTCTTTGATTCTCCAAACAAATATTTGTCTTGGGGAACAGTCAATCAATGTTTGTATCGTAGAGACATGGACTGGCAACTCATTGACTCTAAAGGATACAAGATGGGAATTCCTAGTTCCCAATCTGTTTGGTATGGACATTGTTTGGATACGCAATTTATGTGTAACCAAATTATTAAAGGTTGTGGGTTTGTTATCCAGCAATATGGTAGGTATGACAAACTAACTAATGATCTTTTGTTTGATGTAGAATCAAATTTTTGCTGTGCATCAGACCTCCATGCTTATGGAGGAACACAATCAGCAGGTTCTTTTCAAAATCACTGTGATGAAACTTGTAATTTTATTATTCAAGTAGAAGGAACTACACCTTGGACTGTATACAATGAATCATTTTCATTCATTACAAGTTCTAATTTTTACTTTCCATCTGATTCTGAACTTACTCCAGCATTAGAAATAGAATTAACTCCTGGTGATCTACTTTACATTCCTGCTTGGAGGTATCATAGAGCACTACCAAACAGCAAACGATTATCTATGAGTGTTGCTATGATGCAGAGGTATCACAATACTCCATGTATTAATAGGCAACCTCTATTGACTATCTCTTGATAATCAAGTATACTAAATTTCTATGGACTCTTTGCAATGACAAAATACAATGAAGACGCTCTATTAAAAGAGCTTCGCGATTACATCTCTGGAACTTATGGACAACACTATTCTGCTGGTAACGACAGCATTCAAACTTTAGATCTGATTGAAGCATGTGGAGACGCTGAGGCATTCTGCCGTAGCAACATCCTCAAGTATGCTTCACGCTACGATCGCAAGGGCACTGCCCGTCGTGATATCATTAAGATCCTTCACTACGCATTGCTGCTGCTCCACTTCTCTGACAAAACTGC